ATCCAACCTCTTGCATGATTTGAGCTAGTGATTTTTCATCAAACAAACATTTATGGAAATCATGTTCGTCACTTTGACCGCCCATGACATAGGCTCCGGTGTTAACCCCTTTATGTTCACCATTAATATAATCATTGGCTATTTTGCGAAAATCGGGCACGGCGAGCTTGAGCACACCGCCGGATTTAAGACACCGCACCCAGTCGGCTAGCACCGGCCTCACCTCTTTCATCGGGAAATGCTCAAGCAAATGACTGGCTCTGATCTCGCTAATGCTACCATCCGGATCCACTAAAGGATAGGCGGACCATCCTTCTTTGATGTCTCGATTTTCATAACCATCGAGTTTGTGAGGCCCACATCCAAGATTGACTTTAAATTCACTCATTGTCTTGTTTCCCTTCCACAGGATTCCACTGGCCCGGGCCGAAGCACCGGACCAGTGGAAGGTTTTAGCCAAGGTTCACGGTTAATCGGTCACCAGTTTGCCGACAGAGACGGCCGAGGTGCTCTCGGCGTTGCTGATCTGCATGTCGGTGGTGGTGTCCTGGCTTTCGCTGGCTCGGCTTAAGATGGCCGTGGCCCCACAAATCAAGGATTGACCGGGGGTCATGGTCAGGCCTAGATAGCGTTTGCGATTGCGAAGATCCACACGGAGTTCGACCAGGTTTCCGCCGCCGGCCTGGGCGGTGGGGATCACAAACCCGGCCGAGGTGCTGGTGGCAGTGCCACCGGTGAAGGCGACAATGTCGGTCATGCTGGTGACACTGGTGACGCTGTCGGATTCGGACAGCTTGAGGGTACTCATCACCGCTGAGGTGGTGGCGGAGGTGCCGACATGCACAAGGATATTGGCATAGTCGAAGGTCTCGCCGTTGTTGCCCACACGATCGATGGACATCTTGGCGGTGGCGTTGGTGGCCACGGTGGCGATCGGGATCACACACTGCGCTTGGTCGTTGCTTTTAATCATCTTAATCGCTCCTATAATTTGCGATTGTCAATTCGGGTTCGATCACCAGGGGCTCATTAGCTGCTCTTGGAGATCAGGCCAACAACAGGACCGGCCTCAGTTGAACTGCCGACATCGTGAACGTTCATGTCGATACGCTCGGTGGCACGGAAGGCCAGTTCGTCGTATTCAAACACGGATTCACCGCCCACAGTGGCCGAGTCACTTACGGAGATGGTGATCTGGGCACGGTCACCAAAATCAACCGCGCGTTTGATGTCACCGTAAAGGGCCAAGATCTGGCTGTTGGAGTCGGTCTTGGGCATGGTGGCGGTGGTCTTGACGGGATCGCCCAGGAACTTCTTGGACTTGTTGCCGTTGACCAGGTTGTCCATGGTGTTGCCGCCGGCGGCCGCTTCCAGACGCTGCATGACAGTCGCATAGAAATACTTGTGACTGTACCATGTGGCATCGTTTTCTGCGTATTCGGGCAGAATGCCGACCATGCGGTTGAAATCTCCCAGGATAACCTCGCTCATGAGGTTGCCTTCGGCCAGGATCAGGCCGCCGCCCTCGTCAACACCGTTAAGGGTGCTAAGCTTTTGGACCAAGCCGACGATGCCGCCATAGGTGCTGGTGCCGTCGCCGACAAAGAGACATTGGTCCTCTTTTTGGGCAAAGGCATAGGCCATTTCCCAGGCGATGTTGTCCGCCTCGCTGATGATGCTGTCGGCGTTGAGCTCGTTGGTGATTCGGGCCAGGACCATGAGCTTTTTGGCGATCAGCTTGACCTGGTCGACACTGCCGGTGCTCTCGGTGCCCTGTTTGCCCTCGCCGACAAAGTAGGCGGTCAAACCACCAGTGCGACGGTTACGCAGCTTGGTGTCGGAGCCCATGGGAACCATGCGACAGACATTGCGAGCGATCCCATAAGCCTCGACCAAGCGAATCATGGCGGCATCAAACTCGGGCAGGACATTGTAGCCGCCGGTGGTGTTGCTGCCTTCGGAGTATAGGGCACCGATAGCCATGTCGTCTTCGGCGGACAGATACTCCAAGGCCATGCCGTGGTCCTTGCAATAACGCATAGCACCTGGCTGCTTGGCAATGGCCTTGAGCCACATACCAAACCGGAAAGCCGTTTCCGCAGCCTTTTGGCGACTGTCGCAGGTTCCGCCCTGGTTTTCAGGGGTGAAGCAACGCAGGCCGCTCAAACGGCTCGGCATCTGGATGCGGTGCTGGATCGGGGCCGCTTCGATACCTGCCACGGCTTCGGCCTTTTTCGTCACTTCGGCGGCCGCGTCAGGCATGGTCGGTTGAGATGCCTTGGCGTCGAGTATGGCCTTTTCGTTGGCGATGCGTTTGTCGGTGGTGGCGATGTTGGCCATCAGATCGTCAAACTGGGCCTGTTCGTCGTCGGTCAGGTCACGATCTCCGTCGTTGGCGGTGGCCATTATGGCGTCAGCGCTGGCGACCAAATCGGCCCGCTGCTTATTGAGCTTTACCAGTTTTTCTCTCATTTCAAATATCCTTAACTTGTTGTTGATAACGGTCATTCATTAGGGCCAAAGGACATGGCTGCCGCCTACCGGCTCGCTTCCGCGAGGTCGGATTGTCTGGCTTTGGCAATATTCAGCGCCGCAGTGTTGCGACGTTTGCGACTGGGTTTCCTTAGATCACGGACAACTTGCTCCATAGTGCCGATCCGGTCGGCCAGGTGGTTTTGCACGGCGGTCTGGGCACCCATGACACGGCCTTGGCCGAATTTGGTTTCAACCGTGCGGGTACTGACGCCGCGATTACGGGCTAGATCGTCGATGAATTGGGTGTAGGTTTCGTCAACGCGGCCCTGAAAGTACGCCATGGCGTCGTCGCCAAGGGATTCATAGGGGTTGCCCTCGGCTTTGTATTTGCCGGCCCGAATGATAGTGGTTTTGACGCCCATTTTTTCGAGGGCTTCGCTTTGATCGTGGTGGACAGCCAGCACACCAACAGAGCCGATGTCTCCGGATGGAGTCATGACAACTTCGTCGGCAGCTGAGGCGATCCAGAACGCGGCGGAGGCGCATAGACTATTGACCACGGCAATGATGGGCTTGCTGCTGCGGGCGTCGTAGATCTTTTGGGACAATTCGCTAACACCATGCACGGATCCACCGGGCGAGTCTACGTCAATAATGATGGCCCCAATAGCCTTGTCGGCTACGGCCTGATCAAAACGGCGTCCAAAGGTTTGACAACTAGTGCCGCCACTGCTGGAACCCAGCAAACCCACACGGTTGGAAATGGTGTTGAGCAGGGGTAACACGGCGATCTCGCCGGACACGTCGCCAAAACCGGTTGCCCGGGCGGCCACAACGTCATCGATTACGGCCTTAGAGATAGTCACCCCTTCACTCTTGAGGCTTAGAAAATTTAAAATAGCCTCAAGTTTTTCCGGCATGATGGCCCAAAGGGATCCACACACGGCGGTGATGACGTTTTGGTATTTGATATGCTCATCCATTTTGCACCTGCTGCAATAAGGTTTGTTTGATGGTTTCGATACGGCCGGCGGTGTTGGGAATGGTTTCAGCGACCAGGCCCAGGGCGGTACTGTGACAGAGTTTGGCGGCAAAGGCAGACGATTGGCCCATGTGGTCGAGCCAGGGCTGCAGGATTTTGGCCATATAGTTGGCCCGGTTGCCCAGAAAACTCTCAAAGTCCTTGGCTTTGGTCAACTCCCGGGTTTCATAAGTGGCAATGCGTTCGGCAATGTCACCCAGCCACGCGCCCATCACGTCACTGTCACCGCCGGGGCCACCCTTTTGCAGATTCAAGGGTGTAAAGAATTTCTGACCATGGCCGTCGGGGATGGGGTTGCGGTCCTCGATTTCTCGCCATTCGTCCTGGTTCAATGCCCCGTTTTGCAGTTGCATGGCTAGGGCCTTGGTGCGATCTTCAAGTTTGCCACGCCATAGACCATCGAGGAGGAACTTGGCATAGTGTTGGTCGTCACTTTCAAACAGATCCCGCTGGATCGACTGCTCCCAGTTAACGCACCATGGCATGATGCAGTCCTGGATAAACTCGATCCCCTGTTCCTCGATATTGCTGAATGTAGCCTTTTCCAAATCGGCGACCTTATGCGGCGGCACACCAAAGATCCGGCAGCAATCGGCCACATTAAATTTGCGGGTCTCCAGGAATTGGGCCTCGTTTGGAGCTAGTCCCATCCGCTTCCATTTCATCTGTTCTTCAAGAATCAGAGTTTTGCCCGCATTAGATGATCCGGTGAACTTTTGCAGTCCCTTTTGAAGTCGCTTAACCGCCGGTTCGCTTAAAGGTTTCTCCGACTCTAAGATATTGCCAACACTCGCCCCATTTCGATAAAACGACGCACCAAACCTATCAGTCGCCAGGGATACGCCCAGGGTTTCGGCAGCATAGGCAATGGGACTGAGACCAACCACTCCATCGAGGCTTAAATTACGGATGTGCAGCATGTCCTCTTGTTGGATCGTCGTTTCCTTGACTGTGACGGGGTCTCGCAGCTTGTATTGCAGTTTTCCGGTAGATTCGTTGCGTTCCACCGTGACAATGTCAGGGTGAATCGGGTGTAACGCCCCAGGGTAACCGGCCGCCGTGGAAATAATCTCGGCGTAGGCGTTGCCCCGCAAACACAAATGAGCTTGCATCATCATGCGAAACTCGGACGACGTCTGCCAACTGTTGGGCTGGGTGTGTAGGAGTCGGTAAAGATAATGCTGGCGGTCCTTGACCTTGCCGCCGCCGGGTAGTGACTCATAAACATGGAGGGGTAAAGTAGCCATCGCCCGCGAGATAATCCGCACACAAGCCATCACCGCAGCCACGCGCAGGGCTTGCTCAGGAGTAATCCGGCCAAACGCCCAGGAATTCCCCGTAGTCACCGGAAACCAGGTCGACCGGTTCCCAACGCGGGTATAACCAAACGCAGAGGCTAGCTTATCCAGTAGAATCATTCATCCACCCCAAACATAAGGGGTCCACGTTCTTCGTAGACAGAGGGCTTTTCCTCTTCAGTTGCCAACCGCACCGACTCTGCAATTACCAAACTTGTAAAGAGATCGATGCGTTCGGTACTTTTGTCTTTGTCCGGACTGATGTTCTCGTTGCGATCCTGATGGGCGACGACATTGGAAGCGCACCAACCCAAAACTGGGTGGTTTTGGTGAATCAACTTGCGATTTCTGTAAAGGATGTCTACAGACTTCATCCCCGCAGAAAGTGACCTTGGCCCCTGTCGCACCTCGATAAGCTTGTCCCGCGGAATGCCTTGCTTGACCAGTTCCTGGTCATCACTGTGAAAATTCCATGGATCATATCCAGCACCTTGAAGGTTGAATTTTTTGCAGTCCTCTAGGAACAACTCGCGGAAATATTCATGGTCCAGAGTTTCGCCATCGGTCAAAGTAATAAAACCATCCTCTGCCCACTGTAAGTAGGGCACACCGTCTCGACGGGTACGTTCGTCGGCGAATTCCCGTGGGATGAAACATCGAGTCAACAATACTATCTCATCTTCGTTCCATGGAAATTCTAAGACATACCCAGCCAAGTCCTTGGTGTTGCCGATATCGATACCAGCCCAGCAAGATCTGCCGTAGAGTTGATCCTCAGTGATGATCTGATCTGGGCAACGTTTCCATTTCTCAAAATTGAGCCAGCCCTTTTCCTGGGTGGTCCAAATATTGAGCCGCTTCACTTTGAAGTTGTTCAGAGCAGTGACGTCGTCCTGAGCCTCTTTGACCATGTCGGCCATATCTGACTCGGTGATACTAATCCCAAGGTTGGGGTTGGCTTTGGCTTGCTCGGTTGGATCATCCCACTTTTCCTCATCGTCGACGGTGTAGATAATCCCGAACCACGAATCGTCCTCAATGATGCCCTGGAGGATCTTTTCAACGCGGTTATGGACGGATGTCTTGCAGAAACTGTGCTTGTTGAACCCTGCTGTGGTGATGATCAGCATCAAAGGCTGTAGCCGCTTACCCATGCCGGATCGAATAACACCGTATAGCTTGCCGTCTGGGTGCTCATGGAGTTCGTCCAGGGTTGTCATATGTGGCTTAAAACCGTCGAGTTTTTTGGCATCCGAGGCGATCGGGCGGAATTTCGAGTGGGTCGTCGGTACGGAAATGTTGTTTACGGTGATGTTGCACCTTTTCCGTAGTGGTGGCGAGGCCTCGACCATCCATACTGATGTTTCATGGACAATCTTGGCCTGCTCCATCTTAGTTGCACCGGCATAGACCTGAGCCCCTGCCTCGCCGTCATTAATCAGGGCGTCCAGAGACATTTCCGAGGACATGAAGGATTTGCCGTTGCCGCGAGGAACCTCAATGTAGGCAATGCGGAAACGTCGGGTGCCGTCGGCCCGCTTCCAGCCATAAAGCACCCAGTAAATGAACAGTTGCCAATCCTCAGGGGCAAAAAAGGTCCCGGCGTGCGGGCCTTCAAAGTGTTTTACCAATCCAGCAAACCGGATTTTCTTGTAGGCGGCTGCCTCGGAGAACTGTAACCCTCGCTTGTGACCGTTCTCAAGATCGTTAAGGTGACGCTGAACAGCAAGCTTGGTCCATTCGCATGCAGGGATAGAGCAATTAACCACGCCGTGGATGTAGTTCCACACGCGGGTTT